ATCAGGTTGACTTTAATTTGTCCGAGTTATCAAAAATCTCAGGAAAATCCGTAACATCAGATGATATTTTCTCTCTGGTTGGAAATCGTTTGCTCTATCCCGACGGGACAATTTCGGGATTTGCAAAGTCGATGATCAAAAAAGAAATCAAGGAGAAAACAGGGCTGTGAAACCAAAGGTAAAACAGAATGGCCGGGCGAACTCGCTGGTTGATGAAAAAGTGAAAATCGAATTTGTTGAGGTGGCGGATCTAATCCCGGACGCGAGAAATAGCCGGACACATTCGGAGGCTCAGATTGCGGCCATCGCGGGATCAATTGCGGAGTTTCGATGGACATCCCCAATACTCATAAACGGAAAAAACAAGATTTTATCCGGACATGCGCGGGTATTGGCCGCCCGAAAATTAGGGATTGAAAAAGCTCCCTGCGTCCGGTTGACCCATTTGACCGAGGCGCAGGAACGGGCTTATGTGATAGCCGACAATCGATTAGCGGAATTCGGTTCCGGATGGGATGTGGAAATCTTAAAGATCGAGGTTGATGAATTAAAGCGGTTGGATTTTGATTTTAAAAAAATTGGATGGGACGAACCGGAACTAGAAATAATTTTAAATCCAAAAGATAAAATAAACTCATCCCCGGAGGTAAAAATTAAAACTCAATGGCTGATCATTGTCGAATGCAAGGACGAATCGGAGCAGATAAAAATACTTGAAAAATGTTTGGCGGAGGGCTGGAATTGCAAGGCCATGTCATCGTAAGGGAGAACCCGATTATTCGGACTGCCCGCGTTGCGCAACTCCAAGGGATGTTTGATTTGCCGATTGAAAAAGTCAGCCGGCAGGAATGGAAGGTTGACTTGACGCTTCCCGAAAAATGGAATGTCGGGGTTGTTGTCGGGCCGTCGGGGGCGGGGAAAACTACGCTGATCAAAGAGCTCTGGCCTGGAAATATTGTCTCGGATTGGAAATGGTCGGAAGATAAAACCGTGGTTGATGATTTTCCAAAGGAAATGGGGATCAGGGAAATTTGTCTTTTGCTTTCCAGCGTCGGGTTTTCTTCCCCGCCCTCCTGGATGCGCCCGTTTCATGTTTTGAGCAATGGCGAAAAATTCCGCTGTAATATGGCGCGAGCCCTGGCAGAGATGAAAGATTTTTCCGTGATTGACGAATATACCAGCGTGGTGGACCGCACCGTTGCAAAAATCGGGAGTTCCGCATTTTCCAAAACGGTGAGAAAAAGAAATAGCCGGTTAATTTTATCTACCTGCCATTACGATGTGATTGAATGGCTTGAACCCGATTGGGTTTACGAGCCGCATTTAAATCGGTTACAGGTTCAGACAGATCGGAGGGAGCTTTGGCGAAGGCCGGAAATTATTCTTACCATTCAGCGCGTCCATTCGTCTGCTTGGGAATTATTCAGGAAACATCACTATTTGAATACGGGATTGAATAGGTCGGCAAAGTGTTTTGTAGCATTTTGGAAAGGCGAGCCGGTGGGATTTGCGAGCGCGCTTAATATGCCACATTGGGCGAGAGAGGGAACCGTCAAGCGCGGACATCGGACGGTTTGCTTGCCGGATTTTCAAGGTGTAGGAATTGGGAATGCGGTTGAGGAATTTGTTGGGGCTGTTTGCCGGGGGAATGGGTGGAGGTATTGGAGTATTTTTTCTCACCCGACCATGATAGCGATTAGATCAAAAAGCGAAAATTGGAAATGTATTCAAGCACCGAATATTTCCAGCATGAAAATTCCGAGCAGGAAAGAAAAAAAGGAAGGGTATAAATTTCACCGGAGATATAGCGGAAATATTTCTACGAGATTACGGGCGACCTTTGAATATATCGGACCGAAGATAGAAAAACAAAAAGCGGTCAATCTCTGGTATAATTAAACTTGAGGAGATCGAAAATGAAAACTATGTCCTTTGCTATAACAAAAAGCCAGATTATAAATAGGACCAAAACCGTAACCCGAAGGACGGGCAATTTCTGGATAAATAGATTAAGGCCTGGCGATGAATTGTTGGCGGTCGAAAAATGCCAGGGTTTAAAACGGGGAGAGAAATTGAATCCGCTATCAACCTTGATAATCAAAAAGGTTAGCCAGGAAAGATTATCCACAATTACCGACGAAGAAGTGACCAGAGAAGGATTTCCCGAAATGAACCGGGAGTCATTTATCGAGATGTTCAAAAAAATATATCCCGGTATGCACGGAAACACTTTGATTACCCGAATCGAATTTGATTACCGATTAAACCAATGACATGCCGAAAAAATTACCGGAAAACAATGGGGTCAAGAAATTCGGGGGTGACACCGAAACTCATTACACCGACGAGCAAAAGGGTAAGGCTCTGGCAATTGTGGAGATTAATCATTGGGATATAAAAAAAACAGCGGAGCAGCTTGGAATCTCGGAAAGGGCAATCCGTTATTGGCTGGTCCAGGAGGAAAAGTACGAGCAGTACCGGGAGGCCATGAAGCGGGACTTCGATATGCGACTGGATGCGATTGTGGATCAGGTAATAGAGCGGATGTTGGCGGTAATTCCCGACGAGAAAAATCTACAGACGTTGGCGAATACATTAGGGATTATCATAGAAAAGAAAGTGTTGTTGAATGATGGCGAAGCGGGATGGAAGGGCGGTGTGGATGGAGCGTCGGGATCGGCACAACCTACTCAAATTTTCGACCTCAAAACACAAATCAATGTTTTGCTTGAACGGGCACCGGCAGTTATCGAACTTGCTAGGCGAATTGTCGGATCTGACGATCCAAGCAATGGATCAGAGAGCGAGAAATGACATTAACGATTTTATTCCGGCGGTTCTCAAAGATGAGGCGACGGGAAGGCCGATTCAACAAGCGGCTATTCATCGAAGTTGGCAGAATCATGTTAGTGATGCGATTTCCCGAGGGAAGCGGGCGGGGGTTATGGCTCCCTTCAAGCATGGCAAAACTCCTCAGCTTGTCGTCGGCCGGACGTTGTGGTATCTCGGGCATAATACCAGATTCAGAATTAAAATTGTCAGCAACACGGACAAAACGGCGATGGATCGGCTGGCTTCAATCAGTAGATATATCGAGACCGACCCGGATTACCAGAGGATTTTCCCGAATGTTAAACCCGCAATGCGGGAATCTTGGAGCAAGCACGCAATTATCATTGATCGGCCAACCTTTACGGCAAAGGATGCCAGCGTTGAGGCATTCGGGATTTTATCGTCCGTTATGGGTGGGACTTGTGACATTCTTATTTTCGATGACCCCGTTGATTTCCGGAATGCGATTCTCTCTCCGGCGATGCGGGATAGTGTCATTCAGGCATTTAAAAATCAATGGATTTCCCGTTTGATTCCCGGGGGAAAGGTGATTTACACGGCGACGGCGTGGCATAATCAGGATTTGACGATGAGTGAATTAATCGGCAGTCCGGAATGGAGTTTTTTAATTCAATCAATTTCGGAGGATTTCGGCCATATAGAATCGCGGATTGTTGAGGGGAAAACAAATGCGGAATTAGATGAGATCAAAGAACATGACTGAACCCCAGGCACAATATCCCCTTTGGATCGAAGGCGGTTGGACCCGCAACCGGTTGATGAGCATGGCCCGTGAAATCGGGCAGCGGGCTTTTGACCGTGGCTTTCGCATGAGGGCTTATACCGACGAGGATCGAGAATTTAGCGAGGCCGATATTGTCAAGTGTTTTCATAATGAGGTCAGGGTTGAAGATGTCGTTTTTCCCGATTGGCCGCGGTATGTTGGGGTTGACTTATCTGGAGCGGGGAGGCCGGGAAATGTGATTTATGTCCTAGCTAATTCTCCGCAGGGGATTCGGTATCCGGTCGAAATTCTTTCCGGATCATGGAAGTCGCCCGAGACGGCCCGAATATTACATGATGTTTGCGATCGTCACCGCCCGATGGTAGTCAAGGTGGAAAATAACGGGTATCAAACCTCACTGATTGAATGGTGCGCCGAGATGGGTTGGTCGGGTATGCCGATTGAGGGATTTATGACCGGGCGGCAAAAGGCGGATGCGGAGGTTGGTGTCCCATCCCTGGCGGTAGAATTTCATAATGGATCATGGTTTGTCGCAATGGGAGGGCGGATACATGAATTTGATTGCAAATGCGGATTCTGCGAATTTCGGAAAGATCTGCGATCATATCCTATACCGGAGCGTAGTTATGATTATTTGATGGCTTCCTGGTTTGCTCGGGAGGGGGCACGGAAAGGGAAAAAGGTGAAGCGGAAATTATTGGTTGACTCATGGTGAAATAGGAAATGATTACATTGAAGGCTCAATGATCATTTTTAAAATC